CCATCTATTTTCTTTTGCATAAAGTTAATATACTTTTGCACAAAGCCTTGTGCAAACTTAGTGGGCTCGTCAAAAGCGCCTGCTCTTATGTTATTATTAACATGTGCCTTTAGTTGTTGTAGGAAATCTTTTCCTATTAAATCATTACCTTTTTCTAACCAACTAAAAGTTTCAGTATCTATACCTTTTAAATATCCGTCTGCTTCTTTAATAGAGGATGTTATAGTGTTGTTTTCTTCTTGTGTCAGTGTCACAGTTCCACGTAAGTTTTTTATTAATGCATCTCTATGCCATACTTTACTGCTATTACCTAGTACACTACTATCAAAACCAAATTTAGCGGTCGTATCGGCTAATGTAGGTCCTCCTACATACTCTGTATGCCATACTATACCCATGTCTGCACTTGTAATTTGCTTTGAAAGGTCACTATTAGTTGGAATAGCATATACAATAGTGTTAGGTTTAAATACTAAACACTCTTCTCCGTCTATTGTAACTGTTTTTAAATCACTTTTTGAAAATAGCATATCTCCCTGTGCAACCGTGTCCCAAGTTAATCCTTTTAAACTTTTTAATGCTAATTTTAATTTATCCCGTAGGCCTTCTGAAGGATGATTTTCTTCTATATCTTTATCTGTAAAATTAATTTTAGGCTTTTGTGCAAATACACCTTTTGTCCCTACAAAAAATTTACCTGTTTGTGGATCTTTACCTGCAATAACGGCGGGTGCTCCGTCCCACTTAGTTGTCATGCTAACAGGTTTTTCTGAACTTCCATCTAGCATTTGTTGTAGGCTGTATAGATAATTTATTGCTTCTTTGGCGCCTTCATAACCTTTATTAAAAATGTTATCTTCTAAATGCTCTAAGTGAGTATTTTTATTTTCCGCTTCTAATATTATTTCCGTAATAAGAGGCTTTGATATATCGTTAAATCTCATAACTACTTATTCTTTTGATGATATATTGCATACAATTGAGCATGTAAAAATTGTGTTGGTGTTGCTGGCTTACCATTTATATCAATCTGTTCGCCTTTATTTAATTTGTCTAAATCGTCTGCTGTTATATATTTAATAATTGAAGCATGTACCTGAGGATTTACAGTAAATCTTTGTTTTGTTTTTTGCTCTATCCATTGGTTTGTTGTATTAGCACCTTTCCCAGCAACATACCATGTATATTTTTTACCATTAATTTCACCTTGCCAACCTGGTTTGATATCAGGATTAATTTGTTTTGACCTCTTAAAAGTAAGTAGCAGTTGTTGTTTATTATCTTGTGGTGATATTTTATCCGTTGCATCAGGTCGATCTAAAGCATCACTACCTTCCGGAGGTGTATTCTCATCATCTTTTTTCTTTTGTTTATCGTCTATGGCTTGTTCTAATTCTTCCACATTACCCATGTATGCTTTTTTTAAGAATCTCCCAAGTATATCTCCCGTATAGTCGCCTCCTACTCCGCCAATATTTCTGGCCAGGTAACTAGTCTTTCCTAGGGAGCCATCTTTAGTCAACCATTCAGGGAATTTGTTAAAGACCCAAGTCGTTATCTGTTTTAATACTCTTTCATCTAATGGTGTTCTACCGTCTATATCGTAACCGAACTTTGCCATTAATATTTTATTGATGGGATCAGTTCTACTAATTTGTGCTTTTGTACCTGCATTAAACCAAGCATTCTTCTTCTCATCATACTTGTATGTAACTGGAGATGCTGAAAATATTCCTTTATACTTACCTTTATTGTCCTTATTGTTCGGCAATGTAACTGTTGTGTTATTTTTAATGGGTACAAGATCAATTACTGAGCTTTTATCTGCACCTGTGTCTTGTGAATCTTTTATTTTTTTTGCCGCCATTCTAAGAATTTTGCGCCATCTTGGGGTATATTGAGTCATCTGCTCATTGCCGTCTTTATCTAAATTTAGATTCCCGTCTTCATCTCGTGAAGGACCAGGTTGCATCATTTCCCAGGAACTATTAAAAAATGTACCTTTACCTATTTTCCCATCTTTTGTTTTATTTTTTACATGATTAACTTTAAAATTCTTAGTTTTAAGATCCCATTTATAAAGAAGTTGATCTCCTGGAACATCTACACCTTTATACTTATACGTAGAATTTGGATTCTCTCCATCACTGACATACCCATCAGGTATATCCTTCCATAGTAATTCATAGTTAAGATTTTCCCGTATTTGGGATTCTATGCGTGATTTAGATATATCTGGAATTAGTTCATTAATTCGCATTGTCTTCTCGTTGGGATTCTTTTATAACCTTAGTAATACCCCTGGAGAATTTTTTGCCATCTCGACCCTTAATGCTGTTGACTAGTCTATTTGTTAAATCTTTTGCTGTTGCAGGGTCGTAATAACGATCAATCTGCTCTAATAAACTAATAGCACTGGCAATAACATGTTCGCCTCTATTAGAAACGACATGATTTCTATCGCGATCGACTGAAATCTGATTTAGTTCTTCTAATATACTGCGAGTCTTCTTCACATCATCTCCAAAAAATATGTATAATGCTATTTATCATTTATATGTCGTTCTTCTTTAAGAACTCTCGCATGTTCATTGCTTGTGAAACTGTATCTTGTGCTGTTGGTTGTTCTGCTTTAATACTATTGCCTCTTTTCAGTTGTTCTACAAGATTACCTGTTGTAACTGTCATTGCATCTTCATCGCCTTCTTCTAAATCTACTATCCTTAATGTATCAGGATCGAACTTTAAGTCTACTTTTGTGCCTACACCACTACTAGAACGTGTTTTCATAAACTGTATTTGATATCTACCTTTTTCTCGCATAGCATTACTTGTAAATATACCTACAACATTATCTGCTGTTTGTATTTTACTAATACCACCTGCAATATGATGATGATCAAACTCTATTTCTTCTACTGCTCCCCTATTCAACTGAGAAGCCGTTACAAATAATAAGTCTTTCTCCATTGCTAAATTACGCAATTCTTCAGATACATATTTGTCTTTAATAAACAAATCACTTCCACTTACTTTTGCACTAATAGGCATCATAAGATCTAAGTAATCAACAAGTAAACAATCAACTTTCTCACCACATGATATTTCATATTCACGTAAAAATACTTTTATATCGTTTACATTTACGCCATTAGGCATTTGCTTAACTCTTAATCTACCTGCACCTTTGGCCTTCATACGAACTTTTAAGTCAACATCATCCATATTCTTCATTACTTCTTTTGTGCCATATCCAGATACCATGCTATCTAATCTCATACTGATAAGTTGTTCACTGAGCTCTAAACTAATGTAAACAGTATTCATACCTGCTAGTGCCCAATTAACTGCAAAGTTTTGTAAAAATAAACTTTTGCCTGCACCTGAACCACCTGCAAAAATAGTCATCTCGCCTCTGTTCAATCCACCATATAGTTTATGATCTATGCCTTTCCATCCTGTGCTAATTGCACCGGACTGATCTTTAATCCATTGTAATCGCTCTTTAGGATTTTCAAAGTAATCTAATCCTAAATCTTTTACAAGTCCTACTTGTACTGCTTCTTTAATTTTATTTTCCACAGTACCATAGTCTTGATTCTCTAATAAGTCTGTGCTTTCAATAATTGCTTTCTCTAATGCTTTGTGTCTACAAAATGTTTCAAACTCTTTTAAAAACCATTCATGATGATCCGATGTTACATTTGGAATAACTTCTATTTGCACACCACTTGCGGCACTTACTTGCTCTGGGGTAGGAATACTATTAAAGTCTTTAGAATGACTTTGAAATAATTCTACTGCTTTTCTATACTTTATATTAAAATAATCAGCATCAACTATATTTGCACACCTGCTAAACAGATCAGGATCGCTTATTAAAAACTTTAAAAATAGTTCTTGCGTTTCTTCGTTGTAGTTTGTTAAATCACTCATATTTTTTCTTTATCTCACTTATTATATATCTTGCAAATTGGTTATGACCATCGTTATTTGGGTGACCATCTACGTGTGTATTTTCTAAATCAACTATGTGACTCATTGGTTTTAATATGTTATTGTTAGGTTGTATTAATTCCGTTGGTAGACACTTGTTACTCATTGCTGTTATTAAATATTTTATATTGTTTACTTCAAAATATTGTAACATTGTGTTTATCATATAAAATGTTTCTGTTTTTACCTGTTCTTCTGTTCTAGTAAGTAAATTATATTTTCTAAACCCTTCCCATTGGGCCTTAATTAATTTTTGATCTATGTTTTTTCGTTTATAACTTTCATCATCAAAATGTAAATAGTCACCTTGTTGGCCTAACCATAAATCATTAATGCTATTATAAAATTCGTCCCTGTAAGGATCTGTTAGTTGTAAAATTACTATGTCTACATCATTATTTTCTAAATACTTTTTAGTTCTTCTAAAAATTCTTTTGTTACTTCCTGCTATCCAACTTTCATTAACTACATCATATGGTAATAGATCAGGCCATGCAAATTTATTATCAGCAGTATTACCATAACTAAAACTACAACCATTTACATATAACTTCATAGCATTTTAGCCTTAACTTTTATTTTAAGTTCGTTACCTGTTGCATGTTTAATAATACTGCTAACAGTTGCTAGTCTACCATAACGTTGTACTGCGTCTGCGGCGTCTTTACAATCAACGTGCCAAGGCGGGAAACTTACTTCCCACCCTAGTTCAGCGGCCTGCATAATTAAATCTACTCCTGCTTCGTCTCTATCAGGACATACAATTATTCTTTTACCTAACTTCTCAATTAAATGTGCCTGTTCAGGACCAACACTATTACCTTGTATAGCAATGCCATCTATTAATATTGCATCAAATACACCTTCTGTAATAATTACTATTTCCCTCTTACTGTCTGCGAACCTGTCTACGTTAAAAACATAACCAGGTTGCATCTTATGTAAGTATTTGGGTGTTTGTTTGTTAGGAGGGCTTATATGCCTTCCTGTCCACCCTACAAGCTCATTGTTGTAAGTAAAAGGGACTACTAATCTTTGCTTGTATAAACTATCGTTTATGTGTAGCAATGGATATAGACCAAATAGTCCTCTTTGTTTCGCATACTGCTTAACAGGATGACTGTCTGGTAAGTCATCAACTACTGTTGCAGTATCTGGTAATTTTTCTGTTTTAAATTTTGCTAGACTATATACATAATCTGATGCTTCTTGTGTTTCTAAATCTTCTGCATACTTTAAAAGTTCAACTGTTACTTTGTGTATTTCTTGTTGGTCTGCACCTAATGTTAATGCTAGATCTTTATATTTTTTACCTAATGCAGGACCAGGTTCCCAACCTGTTGAGAAACCGCAGTTAAAACAATTAAAGGATATTTTTCCACCTGTACATATTAAACCACCACGTTTTCTTTTATCAGTACACATAGGACAATCCATAGTGTTCCAGCCACTGGGTGTTCTACTTGACCTAATAGGCAAGTTATCCAAAAGGAGGCGGTGCACCTTTTCAACTAAGAAGTCTATATCCATGCATTAATTATACATGATATATACTGAAAAGTCAACTAGTTTCTAATTAGTACTTTGCTGATAGTTCCTGCTGTAGGCACATGTTTAATTCTAAGCCAATTTGCATTTACTTGGAATGTTCTATGTGTTAATATTGAGGAAGCCGTTAAAGAAACATTGCTAATGTTAAACCAATCTGTACTTGCATCATCACTATTAGGAGCATTTTCTAAACAACTACCTTGTATGGTTATTTCTCCTGAGTAGGATGAAGGATAGATTGCTAAACTATGTAAAGAGTGATTAAAATTCCTATCTGCGTTTCCGTACATTGCACTTGATACATATACGTTACTGCCTGATTGTACAAAAGAACTAATAGTTTGTCGTGCAACTGGTTCTTCACTTACTTGATCTGAAATCTCAATTTGAAATTTAAGTCCACTATTTTGATTTGTAAATACAGGAGCATCTGTGCCGTCTGCCTTAAGCATAGTAATATAAATTGTATATAAACCAGCATCTAGATTAGCAAGGTCACCATCGTTTAAAACTAATTTAACTTGACCTACTTTGGTTGTCTGCTCTAATAGTTTAGATAGAACTCTTCTTTTAGTAGTTGGGTTTATTAAATTACCGCTGAATGTATCTCCGAATACATTTTGTTTTTTTCTATCTCTATTAGTGATATTAAAAACAAGTTCGTTAGTAATTCCTTTGTGTGCTATTAATTTTCTGTTATTCATAGGTCTATTATCCACATATACGCCGTTAGAATCTATAACTAAATCTATATAATCTTAGTACAAATATAATTTGTGATTGCCTTGGCTCATAATTTTTACTCTTTCTATTGTACTATTTATCAATACCTAACATAAATAACATTGTGGAGAAAAAAGATCTAATAGATTCAACAAAAGAAAAATATCCGTTTCTAACAGGCATATTATATGGCGGTGTAGAGTACGTTGGTATAGTAGTCAACCATGATAATAGTATACTAACATTTTATGATATTGAGAAAATACCAACCATAGGTAATAGAAAAACGTTTTTAGAAATGGGAGATACTTGGTGGTGGGAGTCTAACAGAATGCTACCAATAGATGTATTTTTAAATATAGAAATGAGAATGTTTCAACCTTGTTTAAAAACATTTATAATGAAGGATGTTGAGATATTATTTGGTCCAGTAACAACTTTACAAAATTTATTAAAGAAACGTATTAAAAGACGTGGAATTCAACTAGTCAAAAAGACAGACTAATTACTCACAAATATTATTTAGTTGCACTATAATTGCTAATGCATAACCATAACTATGACTCTTCTTAAAGAAGTATGAACCGTCATCTGGCTTTACCCAAACATTTGCTTCTATCTCCTTCCAACTCTTTCCCACCAAGTGTCTTTTGCCTGGTCTTATAATAGCAAGTATCATTGCAAGTTGATCTAGACTAGTAGGAAGATGTTGCTTAACAATACCATAATGATTTGCAATGTGAAATAATTGTTGTACTACTTCTTTATGTTGGAATAACTCCCACATAGGTTCTGTATCTACTAATTTGTTTAAATGTGTTTCATCTATTATGTCATTGTAAACACTCGCATTTAAAAAGTCTACTTTAAACCAACCTTCTTGTTCTGCTTGTTTGTGATCTATTGTACTGTAGCCTTCTAAAGGAAACTTAGGAAT